GCTAAATTCTGCCGCGATGTTGTCGCACTAATGGCGCAAATCGTAAAGAACCACTTCCAGCCTCAGACCATGATTAAGATGGCAGGCGTTACTAATGACCCTGAAATAGAAGAGTATTTAGGCGGTGTAATTGACCTACTACGAAACGATACTCAGAGCGATTATCGCATTGATATTGAGACAGATTCGACTACTTTTGCTGACCAAGAAGCCGCAAAACAATCTGCAATTGACCTAACTAACGCACTAGGCAATTTATTCAACGTATTGCTTCCACACGCTCAAGCAATCCCTCAGTTGATGCCAGTCATAAACGAGATAACCTTGTACACCACAAGCCAGTTTGAGGCGGGCCGTGAGGTAAGGGGCAAACTTGAAAAAGCTCTCACCGAAGTAGAGGGCGAAATGGAAAAAGCTCGACAGGAGCAAAAAGCCATTGAAGAGCAGCAACGTCAAATGCAAGCTCAACAGGCTGAACAGGCAATGCAAGCGCAAGCCGCTGAACAACAAAGAGCTGATGCCGAATTGCAGATGCAAGCTCAACAACAGCAGCCGCAGGTCGATACTAGGTTTATTGAGTTAGAACAGAAAAAAGCAATTGCAGAAGCGGAATTGCAGTTAAAAGCTCAAAAGCAGTTAGTTGAAGAGGATTTAAAACGGCAAGAAATCGCCCTAGCTGACGAACGAGAGCGACGGGCCGAGGACTTGCGGCATGTACGCGAACAATTAAAAATGCAACTTGATAAGGCCGCACAGCTTAAAACTATTGCGCCTAAAAAGACAAAACGCGTAGGCAGAATCGGCGTTGATGAGATGGGTAATAAAATGGTCATCATTGAGGATGCAGAGGAACTGTTGCCCGAAGTAGAGCAAGTGATGGCACAAATAAGAGGGATTAGCTAATGGCCGACAACGTTGGATACACACCTGGAACGGGGGCGACCGTCGCAGCAGATGATATTGGCGGCGTATTGCACCAGCGCGTTAAGATTGGGGTTGGAGTTGATGGATCTGCGGTTGATGTATCAAGTTCTAACCCCATGCCCGTATCGGTAGATACCGCTACCCCATTAGATGTAAAAATTGCCGACGTTTCAACAACTACTCCAATTCCAGTAACGGCTGCAAGTTCATTGCCAGTTACAATCTCCGAAACCGACCCGCTGACTTTAAGAGTTGAAAACGTTCGTAATTTGATGAATTTGGTTCTTCAGCTCCTCGATTCTCCAAGAGGGTACGATAAGTCTCTCCAGCGGCAACGCTCCACAGTTGTAGTCGAATCCGGAACCGTTACAGCCGTTACAACCGTTTCAACCGTTACAACCGTTTCAACCGTTACAACCGTTTCAACCGTTTCAACGATTGATGGGATACAGGGCAGAATTGGGCAGCTAGGCCAGAATCTCTCCGCATGGGCTGATTGCGTAAGATCTAGAATCTCTTAAGGGTAAAAAATGGCAAATACATTTAAAAAAGTGATCGATCGCAACATATGGGCTCAGGTAACCCCTTCGCCAAACGCACATGCAGCGGGTGTGTGTATTGCATCAGATTTACGATCGGATTTGTCGAGAAATCCTTTTGTATATCAACTAGTAAGCAACACGGTTTTAAACCGCTATAACATAGTAACTAAGGCATGGACTCTTGTCCAATCGCCAGCGCTTGCGGGAACTTTTGCATCGGGTGCGGCGGTGTCTTTTGTCCCTAGTTTTGGCGCAGTTGGAACAATAGCAGCCGGAGCCACGACTACTCGTGTGACCCTAAGTACCGCATTAGCTACAGCGGTTGGCGTAAATATGCTTGCAAACCGAGGAGGCTCGGGAGATTACGGATACAAGCTCCGAATAATTGATACGACCGCAGGAAGAACCGAAGAGCGATATATCGTAGGGAATAGCGCGGGAACAACGCCAACTATAAGCGTTGATAATGCGTTCACCTTTACACCAGCAAGCGGCGCACGATACGAGATTCTCGCAGGTCGAATGTTTATGTTGGGAGCTGGAACAGTTGCCGCAAATATTTGGAGATCCTTTGAGGTTGCAACTAATACCCTTTCAACGGGTTTAAGCACTACGGGGCTTCCCGCCACAATCGCCACAGATTCCTCAATAATGGTCCTAGATGAGCAGTACACGCCTTTTGATTGTGTGCCAGGCGAAGGGATGATTAAGGGTGCCTTTACCTATGACACGAACCTCGTGGCCAGAAAAGCTCTTACCGCAACAGCATCAGGAGCCTCGAGCCTTACAGGGCAAGCGACTCTCGGAGATGCGGTGGTTGCAGCGAACGAATTTAGAAATTTTCAGATTAGGATCGTACAGGATACGGTAACTCCGGCAGCCGTAGGTCAAAGAAGGATAATAGCTTCGCATACCGCTGGACCTTCCGCAGTTTACACTCTCGGGACGGCATGGACTACACAGCCGTCGTCTAGTGCAAAATACGTCATCGAATTGCCTAACCTCCTCCTCCTCCGATCATCGGCAACGACAACGGTTTACACCTACAATTACACCGATGCAACGATAAATAATGGTACAAATAACATCACGGCAGGATCGTGGAGTACTACGTATTTTGGCGCAGCACCAGCGGCAAACGCAACAGGTGGGTTGTGGGCTCCTTCATGGGGTATTCAGCCAGATCCAGCCAGAAACGCGCGGCATAGTTTCTGCTATTTCTTCCGAGGTGGAGCAACAACGCTGGATGTTCTTGATATTGCAGGGAGCATTACTGGAACGTGGACGGGTGCAATCACTTATGATGGATCAGTCTCTATAACACAAGGAACTGGCGGATGCTATTCTCCTTTTGGAAACGAAGGCCGCATGTTTTATATGAACCGTTACGTAGCAAGTGCCTTGAATCAGATATTTAGATTCGATGTAAAAAACAGGGTTCTTTCTCCCTACACGCCGACCGATTTAGTGCAAACTGGGACCGCAGTAGAGGGTAATCGGATGGCGGCATATGCGGCGATAGACGGAACGGATCTTTATGATGTTCTGCTATTACAATCGCATGCAGCGACGACAGCTCAGGAGCTAATTGCGCTAGTTTAAAGGGTAAAAAGATGAATATAGAAGAATTGGTATTCTTATGCGAAAACCGATTAAGTTATCTAAACTCCCAACTAGGCACAGCTACCGCGTTGGGGGATATCCAGCAGATCGTTAGGGTTGAAGCGGAAATCGAAACAACGGCAACAACGCTTCAGAAATTAAGATCGCTATTGAGCTAAAAAAATGCTTTTAACGCTTTTGCAAAACTTTGGGGAACCTCCAGTTCCTCCCATATCGAAAATATACCAAGAGATATGGATAATTGAGGAGCGTAAAAAAGGCGAACCACGAAAAGCGCGTCGCGTTGTAAAGAAGATTAAGAAGCAGTTGCAGCAAACTGTTTCCGCTATAGACGCGGCGCAACAAGCTCAAAGTGAACGCCAGTCGTTAGAGAAACAACAAGAAGCTTTGCGATTAGCTGAAGAACAAATCGCCATTAGTTTCCAGTTGTTAGAGCTGCAAATAAAAGCAAATGAGCTAAATAAGGCAGCAGAAGCGTATCAAGCTAAGATTCGACTAGAAGAATATATAAAGCAGGAATACGAAAAAGCCGTTAGACTGTATCAAGAAGAGAAAAAACGAAAGGAAGCGGAAGAATACGAGGAATTACAGCTTCTTTTAACTTATTTAATGCAAGAGTTATGATTGATATTCAAGGGGTGCGCGGCAAGTGGGTATACGATTCGGCAACGCAAAAGCTTGTCGAGAAAGTTCCGACTGTGATTGTCTCCTCTGCCCCTGCCGTTCATCAAGATACCATTAACCCTACATGGCATCCTGCAACTGGGGAAACGTTTGACAGCAAGAGTGCGTTTCGTCGTGTAACGAAAGAAAGAGGGTACGTCGAGATTGACGATAAACGCACCTGGGATATGGTTGGCAAACATCAAAATAGGAAATTAGACGGATTAAAAGACGATATCGAAGAAATAAAAGCCTGGTATACCGCTGCGATGAAAGGCAATAAGGACTACATAAACGCGAACGTTCCGCAGGAGTTAAGAGACTGCGAAGAAGTCGACCCTAACGATATAACCGAAGGATTACGCCGATGAGCGACGTGCGAAATGATTTAATGGAAGCGGCTGAGGATCTCAACGAGCTTAACGAAGGCTCAGAAGTTGAGGAGGCCGAAGAAACAGATTTACCACAGACCGATGAAGCAGGCGACGACGAGGAAGCCACCTTTGAAGAAGAAGCCGAAGAAACTCCTGAAGAGGAGCCAGTCTTAGGTGAAACGGACGAGGACATCCCTGAGCCTGAACAGTGGGTTGCTGAGATGCGCCAGCGTTGGGCAAGCGTGCCGAAAGATGTGCGAAAGTACATCAATCAGCGCGAAGCCCAAATGCACTCATACATCAGCAAGATCGGAGGGCAGTTTGCAAACATGCGAAAGACCTTTGAGGATGTTGATAAGGCTCTAAAACCGTATGATGCAGAGTTACAAAAACATAACGTATCCAGAGGCCAGATCGTTGAACGTCTTTTGGCTGAACGGGGTGAGATGATGAAAGACCCCTCGGGGTTTATTAAGCGTTTCGCCGATATGAATCGTATCTCCCTGCACGACCTTGCAAGCGACCCAGAGTTGAACGAACCGCCTGAAGTAAGGCAAGCGCGATGGCAGTTAAGGGACCAGCAGAGTCAAATTGAAGCGCAAAGACAAGGTATTGCAGAACAGCAGAGGCAAATTGAGTTAGGGCAACTAACTGACTACGTAAATAACTGGGGGGCTGCAAAGCCGCATTTTGCCGAGGTCCGGCAAGCAATGGCCCAGATTATTCCCGAAATTCAGCAAAGCTATCCCTACCTCTCGTTTGAGGAACAACTTGAAACGGCCTACGGAGCTGCACTGCGCCACCCTTCTTTTGCTTCATTAAGAAAGCCACAACCTGTCCCACAATCCGTAAGGCGAGCAGCTAGCGGAGTTAGTGGCATTAGCGGTGCGCCTACTAGGACGAAGGAACCTGCCAATATCCGCGAAGCCTTAATGCAGGCGGCAAAAGAAACTGGATATTTTTAAGGGATAAATAATGGCAACGCCTAACGCATCTATCGGTGAAATGCTCACCGTAACGATGTACAAGAGATCGAAAAAGATGGCAGATGGGATATCGAAAAACATCCCTTTGCTTCGTTTTATGAAAGACAACCAGAAGCTAGTTGCGGGTGGAGAATCCATCCTCGAAGAGCAGCTGTTTGCAGAAAACCCCTCTTATCAGCGTTATGCTGGTTCTGAGGTTCTTAACACTTCTCAGACCGAACAGTTCACGGCTTTTCGCTTTAACTGGAAGCAGGTAGCGGTTGCCGTTGTAATTAACGGACTTGAAAGCGACGTTCAGAATACTGGACCTGAGCAGGTATTTGACCTCCTTGAAAAGAGAATCGAAGCTGCTGAGTACACAATGATGAACTCGATGGCAACGGACGTTGAATCCGATGGTACAGCCGACGGTGGAAAGCAGATTGGTGGTTTGGGACTCCTTAACCCTTCTGCAAACACTTCTGGTTCGGTTGGTGGAATTGATCGAGGAACCTATACTTGGGCGCGGAATCAGATATTTGATGCTTCCGATCTTGGGTTTGCTTCCCTCACCAATGCCAATATTCAGCAGTTTTACGGAATCTGTTTCGACGGACTAACCCGTAACGCTGAAAAACCTACCCTTATATACGCAGGTGGAACGCATTTTAGACTTTATAGAGAGTCCTTGCAGACCATCCAGCGCATCATGAAAGTGGGTGAAGGCACCGTTGATACGATTGGCACTGGCCTTGAGTTCATGGGCGTTCCAGTTGTTAACGGCGGTGGGTATCAGGGTATTGCGAATGCAACCACAACTCACTTCCTAAACATGAACCACTTGTTCTTCAAAACTGCATCGAAGCGTAACTTCGTGCCTTTGAAAGCTCGTGACTCGTTCAACCAAGATGCAACTGTCCGTTACCTTGCGTGGGCTGGTAATATGACTGCTCGCAACTTGTTCCTTCAGGGACATGCTAAACCTTAATGCTAGGAGGCTTATAAAATGGGTATTGGAATATATGAGCCCCTTGGTGGGGTTGAATTGGAATGGAACGCGCCAACGCTTCCAGTGGGATTTAACACTGGTCACGTTGTTATCGGTAAAGATAGCAAAATTTACCGCCTTGTGAAAAATGCTCTTGGAAGTGCTGCCACGCTTCGGTTGGCGTATTTCTTGAGAGTAAATAGCACAAGCGGTGAACTTGAGTTAAAAGCTGCGGGTGATGATGCAAGCGCAGGGGCTGTTTGTATTCCTCAGTTTGATAACATCCCAAACGGTAACTACGCATGGGTTGGAACTGGTGGACTGCTTAACGCTACTTCAGCGGCGGCGATTGCGGCTAACGCTCAGATATCCCTTAGTACTACTGATGGGAAACTGGACGATGCGGCTATCACAGGTAAGACGCTTAATGCGTTCCACAGTGATTCAGCGGCGGTGTCTGCGGCGGATGCTAACATCCGTATTTTCTGCCCTGGCGAGCTTGTTTATCAGGCGAGCAACTAAGGCATAACTAACGGGGAGGGGCGGCTCTCCCCTATTAACCAATGAGGATTTATGTTTCCGCAGATACAAGAAGATAGAATGCCCCTTCCAGGCCAGAGGATGCGCCACGGTGACGACTCCGCACTGCGGGTGAGGTTTTATACGGGGCCAAAATTCAAGAGCGAGGAGAGCCGTATAGAAGGCCGCGACGTGTACGACCCTGAAGTACAGATTGAATATATCGAGATTAAAGTACCAGGTGGCGATACCATCGTGAGGATTGCAACCTCAGATGACGTTAAAAGATTCTCCGAAATCTACCGACGATGGAAACTTGACGAAGGCCAAGACTTGGGCACCCCTCTTGATGTTCTTGGGTTTACCGAAGTGCAAAAAGATATGTGCACAAGAGCTCATGTGTTTTCGGTCGAACAGTTGTCAAAAATAGGCGACCACGCTCTTTCCGCTATCGGAATCGGAGCAATGAACATGCGGCGACGTTCTCAGGATTACTTAAACGCTCGTCCTACTCCGAATGCTGAAGTCGAAGCCCTAAAAGAGCAGATGGCGGCGATGCAGAAGCAAAATGCAGAGTTACAAGATATGTTGAAAGAGCTTGTAAAAGGCAAAAAGTAGTTGTGGCAAAATAGCTGCAATTAACATAAGATAAAGGGGGGACACCGCTCGACCCCCCTTTTGTACCCGTAAAGAGCGTTACCGACGGCGGCCCTACTTAGAGCCTCTCCGTTTTGAAGTCTTACAGGATTTTGAAACGTGGCGACTCTTCTATCTGTTCTCCAAGATGCTTGTGATTTTGGTGGCTTTCCTCGCCCGACATCCATAATCAACAATACGGACGCGACAACTAGACAGTTGCTAGCGATTGCCAACGAACGAGGCATTGAAGCCGTTCGGATGTTCGATTGGCCACAGCTTACTAAGCTCTCTTCCCTCTCCCTTGTTGCTGGAACTAACCAGACGCTCCCCGCTGATTGCGCTGAACTACTCGATTCGACCGCATGGTACACGGGCGACATGACTCCGATACGAGGCCCAATAACGCCGCGGGAATGGCAAGCACTTACGCAAACAGGCAACGCTGGGATTAAGTTTGCATTTCGCGTATCGCAAAACAGCAAAGGCGCAAGAGCCGTTGCTATGCATCCTACTCCGGTAGGAACCGAAACCATCAGCCTCTTTTACCGCTCAAAAACATGGATAAAGCCCCGAGAATGGGCGGCCTCTATGAGCGTCACAGCGGGCATGTGGGTGTTCTCCGATGGTGAGTATTGGACTGCGAACACAAGCGGTACAGCGGGCACTTCTGCGCCTACAATCGCCAACAATGGAGCCGATGGGACTATCACTTGGACTCGTAAAGCGAACGTCCTTTATGAGCGTTTTGTTGCTGATACGGACGAGCCTTTAATTGAACCCTCAATCCTGATGAAAGGCATTCTAGCCCGATTCTACCGGATGAAGGGGCTTGAGTATCAGGATCTAGAAGCCGAGTTTAACATCGGGCTACGGAACGACCTCGCCGAACGCAACGGTGGTAGGACTAGTAATATATTCCGCTATAACTGCGGATTTCTTGATACCGGATGCCGAGATGTTGGGTTTATTGGTGGTGTAAGTAGTACTCCAGTTACTCCAGTTGAGCCGACTGAGCCAGTTTATCCTGGTGTTTTGTTTGGGTTTGGAAGCAATAGTGTAAACCAATTAGCTGGTAGCACAGATTTTCTTTACCCAACAAATACAATTAGTGGAAGTAATTGGATTGATATTGAGTGCGAAGGGTATCCTAATTTGCACAGCACTCTTGCAATAAAAAGTGATGGTACGCTTTGGGGTTGGGGTAGCAATTATTACGGTCAACTTGGCGATGGCACCACGACTCAAAGATCGCAGCCAACACAAGCTGGAACAGCTACAGATTGGGCAAAAGTTAGTTCGGGGCTTTATTACTCAGCAGGAATAAAAAGCAATGGCACTATGTGGATATGGGGAGGAGAAAACAATAACGTTTTTATGATTCCAGGCGGTGCCCAAAGTTTAATTCCTTTGCAGGTTGGAACCGATACAAATTGGAAAGAGGTATTTTGTACTAACTTTTTTACATTGGCATTAAAAACAGATGACACCTTATGGGGATGGGGCGCAAACTCCGGTGGGTGGCTCGGCCAAGGCAATTCAACAAGTTCTGCGACCCCAATTCAAATACCGGGAACATGGTTAAGCGTAGCTGCAGCGGCTGGGGGCGCTTACGGAGGTCACGTTCTTGGCATAAAAGCTGATGGTACGTTATGGGGATGGGGAGACGCTTCGGCAGGGCAGATTACAACAGGCAGCCCAGCGGGAATTTTTTACAGCCCAACCCAAATTGGGACGGCAAATAATTGGGCAAAGGTTGCATGTAGTACCCATATTAGTCATGCGATTAAAACGGATGGAACGTTGTGGAGTTGGGGGAACACAATCGGCGGAGTTAGCGCAGCCGCATTAGGGCTCGGGGCAACAACCTCAAGCACAACCCCCCTTCAAGTAGGATCTGCAACAAATTGGGCATCCTTTAGTAAAGTGGGTGCTTATACTGAATGGAGACACGCCTTAAAAACTAATGGAGAACTTTGGGGATGGGGTTACGCCGAAAACTCTCCAGTCTTAGTAAGTAGCTTGCCAAACATTCGCAAAGTATCGACAGGCAGTACTCATGTTATGTTTATTCAAGGGTAACCGATGCCGTACATTGATTACGCCGAGTGGTTCAGGCGCGAACAAAAGAGGAGGCAACAGCAACAGCCTGTAGGCGTACCTCCCCAAAGCCAGGTCCAGACGCAGACCCAGACCCAAACTCAACCTATGCCCCAAGCGCAAACGCAAGCTCAGATGCCGACTAGATCCCCTAGTGGTGCGGGAATTGGACCTGATACGGGGTATAAATCTCCTCGTTTTGGTCAGATTGAGTCGGAGATGGGCGATTATAACAAAGATGTTTTGATTGCAGGAGCCAAGGGTTATGCGTCCGGTGGCACAGCAGGTGCATTAATAAATGCAGGAGCAACAGCAGCTCCTTATCTAGCACGAGCAGGGCGGAGGGCTTGGGATGCTGCAAAAGCAGGTAGTAGTGAAGATGTTGCAAGAAGCCTCGCGCCAGTTAGCCCAGCATTTTATGCCGTTGCAAAATTAGAAAAAGCAGGGCTCCCTTCATGGTTAGTGAACCCAGCGTGGGGAGGTACCAAGATAATCTCAAGAATAATGGGCGGCACCGCTCCAAACCTAGAAAAAGAGCGATGGAACCGTCTCGAAAAATACTACGGGTTTACCGGCTTAAAACCTGAATGGGTCGATACCAAAGACGCAGCGTTAAAAGCTCAAGATAAGACTATGTCAAAAGACTTTGTTGGTTATAACGACAAAGGTCAGTGGGTAAATAATAAGTTCGCCAACAGTGGGAAAGACGCCGACTTAAAGGCTCAAGATATTCAACAATTTGCAACGAACTTTGAAACTTTTGGAAAAGAATATTCCGCCCTACCAGAAGAAAAGCGGCTGCAAATGATGGATATTGCGTTACGGAATGGGCTGGTTACAGAACAAAAAGGAACAGTCGATATCAACTGGACTCCTGAAACGTACCAAGAAGCGGCGAATATTCTGTACAACGACCCGAATGTTCAGAAGTGGCAAACAGAACAACCTAGAGTTTACGAATCCCCAACGTATGTACATCCGTCGAAGCGAAAATGAGAAGCACAACTGCAACCATATCAGCACCAACTAGCGGATGGAACACCCGCGACCCTCTTGATCAGATGGACCCTACCTACGCCATTAAAATGATTAATGCGTTTCCGGATGATGGTTTTGTAAGGACGCGCCGAGGATATACGCCTCATTGCCTCATCACTGGTAACACCAGCGATGTGAATACGCTTGTTGAGTTACCTCTAGCGAATGGCAGCAGCAAGCTAATTGCGTGTGCAGGGACTCGATTTTACGACGTTACATCTTCAAGCTCGGTTGCGTTAGGTCCAGCAATCACAAATAGCACTTGGCAGCATGTTTTAATTGGCACCCGGATACTGTTCTTTAATGGTACCGATACGCCCCAAATGTATGACGGGACAACGTGGAGTCAGCCTAGTTTTAACGGGCAAGTGCATAACCTTACGCCGTCAAACTTGATACAAGGTTGCCAGTACAAAAGCCGCCTTTTTGTCGTTGAAAAGAACACCAGCTATGTTTGGAATAGTAACACGGCAGCGTTCCAAGGGCAGATGCACCGAATTGATTATAGCTACCTATTGCAACGCGGTGGCACAGTTGAGTTTGTAAGCTCGTGGTCCCGAGACACGGGAGTCGGATTACAAGATTATTTTGTAATCGTATCGAGTGAAGGCGAAGTACTTCTATACTCTGGAACAGACCCAGAAAATGCGAACAACTGGTCTATCGCTGGACGGTTTTTTCTTCCTGAACCAGTTGCGGGGCGCAGGGCATATCTTGGATTAGGCTCCGATCTTCTTATCATTCATAAGGCTGGAATTACCCCCCTATCAGCTCTTTTATCAGGCGGGAACAACTCTTCTTACGCCAGTATTACCTCAAACATAAACAGTGCTTTTTTAAGTGCAGCTCAAGATTACGGCAACTCTACGGGATGGAACGCGGCATACCACAGCGGCGGCAAGGCGGTTTATTTCAATATCCCTGTTTCTAATGTTGCGCAACAATTCGTGCTTAACCCTGAGCGAGGGGCATGGGCTCAATACACTGGAATGCAAGCAAAAGTATGGGCTTCGTTTGGCGATAGCATCTATTTTGGCGGAACGAATGGGCGGGTATTTAAAGCTGAAACAGGGACGCTCGATAACGGAGCCCCAATAAAAAGCGAAGTGCATATCGCCTATAATTATTTCAAAGACCGAGCGCGAATAAAGCGGTTTACGATGATTCGTCCACATGTAAAAAGCGCACCAGGCGAAACGTTCTCAATTGGAACGGATGTCGATTTTAAGGAAGCCCCATTTACTTATACGACTCAAAATAATGAAGGTGGGTTTAACTGGAACGCCGGACTTTGGAATCAAGCTCTTTGGAGTGCTCCCAAGATTCGGGGAGAAGATGTTTATTCGCTTACAGCCTTTGGGCGGGCCGCAAGTATCAGTTTTGCTTTTGAAAGCACCACAGGACCGTACGAGTTTTACGCAGCAGCAATCACGTTTGAGACCGGAGGATTATTATAATGGCCGTTAGAAAAACAATGCCAGGAACCCCAACACAGCCAGCACGCGACCCAAACTATCCAGGGAATAGGATGGGGCAGCCGAATGAGCAAGCAAAGGAAGCGTTCAATCCTCCGGCAACGACGACAGTTCCTCAAGCGGCACCAGCTCAATCTACGTTTAAGGCTCCATCGGGTTATACAAGAGTCTCACCTGGTCTATATAGGGACCCCTCCGGCAAGTTAGTGCCACAGGCGCAAATACGGATTCCAATGTCAGAGCCCGTAAACCCGCCTCCTGCTGCGACGGCACCGCAACAACCGCGAAACCCTATTACCGCTCCAGCTCCATACACACAAACTCCAACCGCTGAGCAGACTCAACAAGCTCTTACGGGTGGATACCGTCTTCCGACTCAACAAGAGTTAGCGGCAATGTTTCAACAGCGGTATGAGCAGGAGCTAGGCGATATCACCGTTGGTGCAGCAGAACGGCAAGCACGAGAACAGAGACAGCGAGAACAGTATTTAGCCGATAGAGGTATTTCACCAGACTCGCAAGCATATCGAGGCGAACAGCAAGCCCTTGCAGAATCACGCGCATTAGAGGCAGCACAAGCCCGCCAGCAAGCGCGACAATTCGCCGAGGGTGCTACTACCGCTGAGTTTAACCGCACGCTACAGGCCGTTGGTGCGGCTCAGGAAGAGCGCAAGATTGGAACGGCAGAAAGGCAGTGGCAGAAAACCTACAACCTTGAGCAAAAGCGAGTATTGTCAACTATCCAAAACAACAAACTTCTGACGAAACTTGAAAAAGAAAAAATAAAGTCAGCCGAAAGACAGGGAGACCTAGACAGGGCGAACCGATTGGCTATTGCGGCGCTGCAAAAATCAGGACAAGGGGACGAGGCTCAACAATATGCAGATCGTGTGGCGTTGCTGAGAGACGAGCGGTTCCAATATATGACTCGCCAGCCAGATGCAGCTAATGGGATTGCGGGACTCGGACTAACCCCTGAGGAAGCCACCAAGATTTTGGAAAAAGAAGAGCGCGGCGGCAGCAGAGAATCACAAATCAGAATGAGGAGCTAGGCAATGGGCATCGCAGATTGGATACCAACTATCATCAACGTAGGCTCGTCTTTGTTCGGGGGCGGTGGCTCTTCTGCACCGTCAGCACCGTCTAGTAGTGGCCTTGATTGGGGCTCTATCCTCGAAGGAGTCGGTAAACTTGCCTCTCGGGTAGAGATGGTTCCAGGCGCAGGGGCTCTTGATGAGGATATCCGCAAGGCAAACCGTTTTAACTTGCTTGCAGGGCTTCTTGGTGGCGCAGGTCAGATTGCTGGTTCTCAATTGCAAGCCTCTGAGAAGCGAGGGCTAGGGCAAGATTTAGCGGCTATTCTTAGCGGACAAGGCACCTATACAGGAAAGCCAATAAAGAAAGGGGAATACCCAGAAAGTTTACTTGGCAAAACATTAGAAGATGGAATCGTCCCTCCCCCAGCGCCACAATCGAAATCGGCGGCATTGTTTGGATTGATGAACAAGTATCCGAACCAAGCAAGTCAGATTCTCGAATTGGGGTCAAAGATGCAGGCAGCTGAGGCCGGTGCAGTCAAAGCTGAACAAGAAAGACAGTTCAAAATGATGGATATTGCGCAAAAGTCAGGCGGCCAACCTCTCACCTATCTGGATGCCCTTACCATTGCCGAAAAAGAAGGGACTGCGCCAGAACTTAGACCACAACAAGCGCGAATATTGATGAGTCAGCAAGAACAAGAAAGGGCGGCAATATTGGAACCATTCAGAAGTGAGTTTGAGAAAAGGGGAATAACTCTTCCTACCTCCAGAACGGAATCAACCGCGAAAATGCCGTCGATAATTGCTCCAAGCGTTGCAGCTCCAGCTCGAGCAGAACAGCCAAGTATTCAAGGACCAGAGGGGATTAATATACAAGCGACACCGTCATCTCAATATGAAGAAGCGTCAAGGTTATTGGGACAAAAAATAACTCCACCAAGTGAACAGCCAGGGACCTATGGCAAACCGCCTCAAACTTTGGAAGAAATAAGAGCGGCTACTATTAAAGAAGCAGAAAGGAAAAGAGGCATAGCAGAACGCGAACAAACATCTAAAGAAGAACAAAATTTTGCAAGCCAATTAAAAGATATTCAAACCAGTGAAGGCTATAAGCAAAACGTAGAAAAACTACGCGGACAAAGCTCCACTCTTAATAAGCTTGCTGCATTAACCACAGAAATTGCAAAACGTCCGAACGGAAGAATAAAGCCGCAGGATAGGGTGCAACTTGCGAAACTTGCGATTAACGCTATTGAACCTGGATTAAGCGTAAACGAAGGCGAAGCCGCACAAGCTCTTATCCCCGATAGTATGTGGTGGAACAGTGCCCCTGGTCGGTTAGTTGCAAGCGTGTTCGGACGGAATGAAATTCCTGTTGATAGTTTGGATGCCCTCCTAAAAACTACAGGGGCATACGTAAAAGCTCAGCAAAACGCGGCGTTTGATTACTTAGAAAATGAAGTAAAGCCAACTTACGAGAGCTTTTTACAGGGCGACAAACTAATTAACGCAGTGCAGCGAGCTATCCCCGAAACTGACCCTTTTGAAGTTGTAGGCAGCGCATTGGATTCAATTAACCAAGCAAAAGGGATTGGTGGCGTGCCGACAGGATATGTAAAACAACCGAAGCAACCTGTCGAACCGTTTGGAACTCAAACCACTACGCCCATAACAAAAAACCCCAAACTTATGGGATACACCCCAGATCGCCGCCCTGTAATTGGCATTGTAAGACGATAGGAATACTATGGCTGATTTTTATGAAGTGCTCAACGAGGACGGGACGACTGAACTTGTGCCAGTTGAAAGTACCCAACTTTTGACGGGCGAAGACGCTCGGGCATGGTGGCAATTTGCGCCAACTGACACGCCAAGCGTTGCATTAAACAAACTAGGCGCAGCGGGATTGCAGGGCTTGCCGTTTGGTGAAGAACTAGCAGCAAGAGCAGACGTATTGGGGCAAAAGATTGGTACTTTACTCGGTGGTTCTCCCGCTGAGATGGACGTGGCAAGCCAGCAGCAAAGCTACAGAGAACAAGCAAAAGAAGCCGAACGCGAGGCATATGGCAAAGCGATAGCCGGACAAGTACTTGCAAACGTCCCTAGTTTAGCTGGCGGGTTAGTTGCGGCCGGTGCAAAAAAAGCGGGGAGTTATATTCCAACAATCGGGCAAATGATTCTCGAACGGCCTTACGTTTCTGGCGCACTTGGGGGATCTCTTACAGGTGCGGGGCTGGCAGAACCTAGCGAGCAGGCATCTCCATTAGAGTCTGTCAGTCAAAGACTTCCCAGTGCCGTATTTGGTGCAGGAGTTGGCGCAGCTGCTCCTGCAGTTGTAGGCGCAGCTTTAAACACAGCAGGATATCTTGCCAAAACTCGACCAGCACAAGCTCTTTTAGAAGCTGGTCAAGATGTATTGTCACCAATCATTACAGCATTAAAAGGCGCAGCTCCCGAAACGGCAGAACAAGCGCAAGAACTAATACGCCAGCAACGAGGAGCGGTTGGCAACTTACCGACCAAAGGAAAAGCCGGACTTACGACAATGGAAAAAGCCACAGCGCAACAGCTAGCCAAGCGCGGGTTTGATCCAGAACAAGCCTTAAAAGCTCAACAGGAAGCAATAGCTGGGGGGCGACCGGAACAGCTGTTATTTGAATCTGAATATTTTCCGACGCAAAAAACTGGGGCAATGGACTTAGCGGATATTCTTGCACAAAGACCAGCGGGGGCTCCAATTGCAAGTGAAGCATTAATGGGCCGTATTGGTAAGAAAGGGTTTGAAGGCGAGCAGGAAGTAATGAGGGGTCGGATTGGTAAAATTCTCGATAAAATATCACCAGAAAATCAATTTGAGATTGGAGCTGCTCAAGGGCAAAAAGCTCTTAAAAGCTTTAAAGAAAGCGTAGACGCAGAGGTACAAGCAAGAGGCGGCGGGGCTTATCTTGAAATGTTTAAGGGCGAGCCGAGTGAGCGATTAACTAAGCTAATGGATGAACGCCAAGCAAAGGAATATTTCAAAGATATTATTACTCCAGCTTTCCCGGGAGATAGATACTCACAAGAATCCGCGAAGAAATTTGTTAGCCATTTAAAATTTATTGAAAGAACAAAAGATCGAACAATCGCAGGGGCAAAAGATATCAAGCTAGCAAAGCGGCTGCGCACGGCGATTGAGGACGAGTTAGAAGCATTGAACCCAGGCTATAAGGCGGCAGATGCTCAATATCGAGCATTGTTTGAAGAGGTTAGTGGGCTGTCCGAACCGGAGCGATTAATAGTAGAAAATTTGGTCGTCCAGTCTCCCGACAAGGTGGGCTCAACCCTTTTAAACTCTACTACCTCACCCCAATTTGTTGATAAAATATCGAAAGCAGTAGGAAGCAGATTAGGCGAAGAAGGGAAGCAAGGTCTAGCGTCGGCATTAAGAGTTGAACTTGAGCGAAAAGGCGGAGAAAAAGGCGGAACTGAACTAGTAAAGGCTATCCGCCGAGGTCCAGCTACTCGGAAGAAAATAGGTTCAGTTGTTGGTGAGAAAACCTCTCAATCTATCCGCCAAGGGCTTGATCAAGAAGTACAGATGTTAGAAAGCGCGGGGAAAATTCTTCGCGGTAGCCGAACAGGTGCTCGGGCTATTAACGATAAGGAATTAACGACGCTAACTCAAGCTATTTACGATACCGTAACGAACTTTCCACGAAAAATGGCAAGCCTTTTTATGGAATCGCAAGGGGGGAGCTTAGGTTTGGATGATGCAGCGATAAGAGAGATGAGCAACATCATTTACAGCAGCGGACCAGAAGCCGCTCAAATGATTCAAAAGTTGTCGCCATACATCAAGCGACTAACAAGCAATCAAAAAGGCGTTGATACCTTAATCGAGATCCTAAAACCACAATCAAGCGTTGTGTCAAAAGTGGCTAGCAGAACTGCAACGGAGGAATAAAAAAAATGGGCTTTGACGGCAGCGGAAACTACACAAGAACTAACGGCACTTTGAGCGGAAGCACTCTCTGGACTCAAAGAGCGGCGCAAGCGAACCCCATAATCTCCGCGACAGAGCACGATGCCGAGATGAATGACGTTGCCACAGCTTTGACTGATTGTGTCAAGGCAAACGGCTCTAAGGCGGCAACGGGCAATCAGCCCATGGCGGGGTTTAAGCATACGGGCGTAGGGAACGCCACAGCATCGGACCAGTATGCAACGCTTGGCCAGATTAACACTTCGCTTTCAACTGGATCATTAAGCGTTACTAATGCCGCAGCAGGTATTACCGTCGGATCTGCGGCTACGACTACCCAAGATTGTTCCGTAAACATCGGGGAAGGGCGAACAGGCTCCGGAAATGCTTACGTCGATCTTATCGGAGATACCACCTATTCAGATTATGGGTGTCGCTTCATTCGTGGTGGCGGCGCGAACGCAAATTCTGAATTAGTCCATCGCGGGACAGGTACCCTTAGCCTTTATGGTTCAGATGCGAGTGCGATTACCCTTTTTACTTCGGCAATAGAACGGGCTCGGGTTACGTCCGGTGGCAATCTTCTCGTCGGGACAAATACTGATGATGGCTTGCCTGCCATTACTCAAGAGTACTTTTACAAGCCGAGCGGATCTCATCGGTTAAAAGTAGCAAGCGATAGCATTGCCGATACTGAGTTTGCGGATGTGGTCGCACAAGGCAAAGTCGGCTCGAATACGCGATGGGCTCAGATCCTTGCTTACAAGCACTCAGGAATTACCGATGCATGTGGAGCGGTAAGACTTCAAGCCGAAGACGGGCAATTTAATAGTTTATGGCACGACAACACGGATGTTTTGAGGACATCAACTTCTGAATCCAATATAGGAACAACAGGAGGGACGATTGTTGGAACCCAAACTTCGGATATTCGGTTAAAAGAAGATGTGTCCCCTCTTCATTATGGGTTGAATGAAATAACGCAACTAGAACCTTGCTCGTTCAAATATAAAGCCGACCCAGCCACTCCGCAGTTGGGGTTCATTGCTCAAGAAGTAATTAGCATTATTCCCGAAGCAGTTTACGACACAAAAGAAGTTATTCAAGGAGAAGATCCTACCCTCACAAAACTAGCGATGGATTACAGCCGATTGATTCCGGTGCTTGTCAAAGCCGTAAAGGAACTTAGCTCAACTGTCGAATCACTGGAGGCTAGAATCGCAGTTTTAGAGGGGGCATAAATGACCGAGGAAGAACGGGTAAACCTTTGCGATGTTGTCGAGCACCTTCGGACTCAGACGGAGGCCATCGTCGAACTAACGCGGAATGTGACCGCTCTTTCCACCTTGCCAACGAGCTTAACCTTACAGGCTCAAAGCGTTGCTGAGATTCGCTCGGATTTAGCCGCTATCGAGACTCGCCAGAGCGCGTTAATATCGCAGATAACGTCACTCACAACACAAGCGATTCAGAGCCATCGACCAGCACACTTGATACAAGTCGGGGGCTTTACGCTTGCCGTGACGCTTCTTATCCTTAACCTTTTAGGCTACAGCGCAGGGATGAAAAATGGCCGATTTGAAATCGTTAGAGAACACGCCGTTGATGAAGATGCTCATTCGAGATGAGGGGTTCCACAATCGTATGTACACCTGCCCGCGGGGGAAGCTTACCATCGGCGTGGGTTTTAATCTAGAAGCAAACGGCCTTTGTGATCAAGCCATCTTTGTTCAGCTAAGACACGATATCGCGAAATCCCAAGGCTCTGCTGAGAAAGTAGTTGGTCCAGTTTGGGGCGAGATGGACGAAGTGAGACAAGATGTTTTGACCTCGATGGTGTTTCAGATGGGGGCCGGAGGCTTTGCCAAGTTTACCGATACCCTTGCCGCCGTCAGAGAAAAAAAATGGGCAGAGGCCGCCGATCACATGCTAAACTCAAGGTGGGCGAAGCAAACAGGGAAACGCGCCCGCAGATTAGCTGAAATGATGAGAACGGGGATTTATGTCAGATAAAACAAATGCAGTAGCAAATGCCAGTTTCGCATCAAGTGCAGGGCTTCTGTCTCTCGCTCAGACGATTGACCTACCCGCGAATCTCATCGGAGTCGGTGAGCCAATCGGGCTGGTCCTGGCACTAGTCGGAACTATTTTGAAATTGGTTCAGTTTTTCTCAAGCAAAAAATAGGAGGCTTTATGGCGTGCGGCGGAAAGAAAGGCGGTAAAAAAAGCGGCAAGGGTGGCAAGAAGTAACTCTCCCCTACCCTCTCCCGCTCCTTTCTGGCTCGGATTTAGTCAAAAAGTGGGTGGAGAGGGTCCCCCGAGAGGTGAGGGGAGGGGTTTTAGAGGCAAAAGCGATGAAAAAACTGATTCCCCTGATACTTCTAACCGCTTGTTCGGCAGAGCATCTGAAAGTGGCCGAACAGGTCTTAAGTGCGATTCAACGTCACTCCAAGAATTCTGCCGAGCCATCGGTTGCACCGAATCCCACGCCGACGACAGAGCCCCTAGTTGCCCCGACAGTGGCACCGACCGCAACCCCGACACCGATTGTACTCGTTGAAAACAAAGAGCCCTTAGAAGTCAAATGTGGGGCTCGGAACCCAGTTGATGGACCTAAGCGCGGGTTTGTCTGGAAGCCTGAAAGCGATACCCAAAACTGGGCGGTTGCGATTCTCCCGAATGAGTTAGGACCAGAGCTAGAGTGCTCCTTTGCAGGGTTAAAAGCGCGGCATAAAGGGGCTCACCACGACGAGATTGGCACCGCTGGAACCCGACAGGTCCATATCCTCGATGGTTGGACTGGGGAACGCCTTGAGAAGAAACACGGAAAGATTGTGGTCCGGTGCGGGTGCGTTCACTGGTCTATCCCTCGACCTTCAAAACGAGTCGACTAGTTTTTGGCCTCTTGCGCAACGGCCTCTCCTCGTTCCATTTCTCCATCAGCTCCCCAACTGTCTCCCAAGAAACGTTGGCTTCTCGCTTCATTGCAATCAAATAACGAATCGGAAGTAGCCGCACGCCTTCTGTCTCGTATTCGTGCACAACGCTGATCGGAATTCCCCCAGCTTGCGAAGCCTCCGTTATTGTCATCTCGCAGAATGTGCGAAGCGTGTAAAGAAAGTTTCGTTTTTCATCCTTTTTCATGTTGACCTTATGTTTCGGAATTGCGAAACTCACTCTACCCCAAGTAGTAAATGGGGTGCAACACAAAAAAACAAAGAGGCAAAGATGAAAAAAAGTAAACGATTCTACATAGACGGATTCCGCGAAATCCAAGCCTACGTCCGGCGGTCGGTGCCCGATTTGAGACGGCTCAAAATGTTGAGCGAGCAACTCCGCGAACTGAAATTCTATAACCCTAAGTTTAGCGGACCTGAAATCCTTGGGGCATACCTTGCATTAGATCGACAAGAGTGGAGCCTTGTTGATGAGTACAAAGCTGAGGGCTTTGACTTTGATATCTACGCAAACAGCGATGACATGTTTATTTAACAAAGGAACACCATGACAAACAATCTCCCAGCACTCTCAATGAAAGACGTTGAAACGATGGCGAACGTGGTCTGCAAAAGCGGCCTATTTGGTGTCAAAGACCCGACCCAAGCCATGGCGCTGATGCTTCTTTGCCAAGCTGAAGGGTTACATCCGATGGTAGCGTGCCGACAGTACCATGTTATCCAAGGCCGAGCCGCGATGACCTCGCAAACAATGATGTCAAAGTTTCTTGCAGGTGGTGGCAAACAGGAAATCCACACTCTCTCTGAGAAAGAAGCGGATATCACCTTATCGCACCCCGCCGGCGGTTCTGCACGAGTAAAGTGGACGTTTGAACAGGCGACAAAAGCCGGATTGACCAACAAGGACAACTGGAAAAACCATCCACGTTCGATGCTTCTCCGTAGGGCTCAGAGCGAAGCGGTCAGGGCCGTGGCTCCATTTGTCCTAGAGGGCATCCCAACAGCCGATGAAGCCGAGGAAATCGAGCCGATGAACCCGACTTTGCCGCTGCGTCCCGATGTTGTTATCGAAGCGATGAGGCCGGACCCCGTGTACTCTGAATTTGTGCTCGACAAAACGTGGGACCGAGACACCAAAGCAAAAGTAGCTCGGAAAGTTACGGAATTGAAAGGCATCGTAGACAAGACAGGCATTGCCAAAATACCCGAGGAGTCTATCGCCGCGTTTGACGAGTACTTGGCTGGCGTGATGCGGTCACAAGACCCAACTGAAGCGGAAATTGAGGTCGCGTTTGAGACGTTCCAAGGATAACCACACCGGGGACTCCGGTCCCCATTCAAAAAGGAAACACAATGATATACGAAATTGAGCAACAGATAGAGGAGCTCCTTTTAGAGTCAGAGGGCGAGATTACTGAAGTGGTTGAGAGGCTCTTAGAGGATAAAGAAAAGGCGGAGAAATGGCTGCATGGAGTCACTCGCGCATACCTTAATGAAGTAGCGCGGCTGGAAGGGTTGTCCCACGAAATCGCAAGGCTGAACCAATTGAAAGCCGATACCGCCAAGCGCATCGAACGCCTCAAAGATTCTGCCGGACGGCTAACAGGCGGTCAAAAGGCTGATCTCGGATATGCAAAGATTAGCTTCAGAGCCTCGGAAGCTCTTGAGATTGAGCAGGGGTTTGAAGAGAAAATACCCGACGACTATCTCGTTCCAAAATGGTACGCGGATAAACAAAAGCTCAAGGCGGCATTGAAAGCAGGGGCGGAAGTGCCGCACTGCAAACTCGTTCAACGGCAAAACGTTATAATCAAATAAAGGGGACAACATGATTTATAAAAAAGTACTAATTCGTTCAGCAAATAGTGGCGTTCATTTTGGAGACCTCGTCGACAAGCATGGTGATGAAGTCACATTGGTCAATTCCCGTCGCGTATGGGCATGGGCGGGTGCTTGTTCTTTATCTCAGATGGCCGTAGAGGGCGTTAAGAAACCGGACGAATGTAAGTTTTCGGTCATCGTTCCAGAGATAACGGTTCTTGGCGTTTGCGAGATTATCCCGTTGACTCCTGAAGCTGTGGAAAATCTTTATGGGGTGGATGAATGGAAGATCTAAACGATACTCTTTGCTTTGGTGACGGCCGCGCTGCTGATTTTCAATCCGGTGTCGGGGCAAGCTCAGGGTTTGGCTATGGATGGGGCACGAGCCTTGGCCATGGCTATTCCGGTAACGGTTCGGGCTTTGGATTTGGGGATTATCGCGCCTTTGGCGATGGCGCATCCAATCCGGACGGAACGGGCCACGGGTTTGGGCCTGCGGACGGCAGCTGCCAGTTCGACGGTATCGACGAGCTAGAGGAGTAAACAAAAAACCCTCCGAATCTCATTCAAGATCTGGAGGGTCAAAAAAGAAACACAAGACAACTTTACGCTATCCCACAATAATCATCAATCCATCTGATAGCCTCATCTACGCCGTAGCACACTTTGACTCGATAGCCTTGGTCCTCTAACAGATTCAGCCAAAACTTTTGAACGTCGCTCAATTTGCCCTTAGGTCGTTTCATCTCGATGAACAACCCGCCGTACTTGCTGTTCACAATCGGCACAAATAAGTCTGGGACTCCTGATTTTACGCCCTCTTTTCTTAGTTTCACTGCAACGGCGACGTGCCGATCTCCCCCATTCGGGATAGCGAACACGGGAATACCTTTAAGCGCACAATAATCTACAACAGCGCACTGGATCTGGTGCTCACTCAGATCCGGTATCGCGGTCGTAGAATCCGAACCCTTCTTGTTTTTCTTCATTTCTTACCCATTTGTTTTCAGAGATTTTAGTAAAGCCGTCAGACTGCGGCTTAGGAGGCTCTAAAAGCACGCTAGGCGACACGTCCAGCACCTCCTTACCTACGACACCTACCGATTTAAGGAGCTTTACCTGATGCCGCAGGAGCTCTCTGCAGGCGGGGTCCAAGTGCGCTCGGTCAGCCATGGCAATGACAAGTTTGTGGTGCAGTTCTAGTTGAGCCTGAGAGATATCCGACCACGGCATCCCGCCTAAACGGTCTTCGCGGGTCTTGTATCCCCACGCGCCAATAGCCATGCCCAACAGAGTCAGAAAAATGATGATGATATTCATTGTATGAGCCTCTTTGCCCACCAGCTTCGCACGGGAAGAACCTTTACAATGCCAGTGTCGAGTTCTTTTTGACTTTGTTTGACTAAGTTTTCGAGCTTTTTAAAATAGCCAGCGGCAATTGACTCCGAGAAACCACACCGTTCTTCGAGAATCTCGCGCATAAAATCATTGTGAAGTAGGAAATCTCTTATCGCCCTCTGCCTGATGCGGAGAGGGTGATCGAGAGGGGCGCGAAGGTCTAGCACCAGCCTTTCGATGACACCGCACCAGAGCGAGTGCTCTTGAATGCGGCCTACGTCGTCATCGTCGGTGTAAGGGATGAGGTGCTTTATTTCCATCTCGCGCCCCTTTTTTATTAATAGTCTACAGGCTCACCAAAACAATCTTTATGCTTTGCCCAGCCCGGAGTGACGCATCTGTCATCTTCCTCAACGCAACCGAGAATCATGACTGTGATCCAGACCAGCGCACACATCGCGATCCAGCCAATATCAGCCATTCCCGCTTGTTTGCCGCCTTTAATCAGTTTCAGATTCGGGCGGTCAGCGATGGCTTCTTTTTGGTCCATGATCGCCCGCATCAACTTACTCATCTGAGCATCATCAATGCGGCGTTCTTCCTTGCTGCCGTCACTGTAGAACTTTGTCTGATACAGTTCGCCTTTTCTAATTTCTGTCTTGCAATCTACTATCTTTTTCATGTGTTTCTCTTTCTTTTTTTGTGTGTTTCACATCTCTAACAACTTAATTTCCATCTCGTACTGCTCAATCTCTTTTTGGATGCGTTGCTTCGTGTCGTCGATTCTCAGCAAAGCACGCATCCAATCATCTTTCTCTTTTTGTCCTTCGTCCAGAGGTTTTTTCATCAACAAGCGTTCTTCTCTTCGCGCCCATTCCGCAAGCTCAAACTGCATCTCACGGACGGCGCGTTGCTTCCGAATCAACAACGCTTCGCCTGGAATCATTGCGGTCTTCCCACTGATTCAATCCATTTTCTTTGCTTCTCGGCGAACCTATTTAGGGGCCATTTTAGCTCTAATACTTCTCCTAATTCGTCTAGTCTTTCATGGCATCGATAGATTTTCTCCGCTAGATATAGCTGTTCGTGTTTAAATTGGTTTAATCTCCGAATTGCTGCTTCGTCGTTTTCGTCTACTCGCACCAGTAAGCCGTTCATCATTCGCGCGTTCTTCTGAAGGTCGCCGTATAATGATTTACCTAAACTTTGAAGGTCACGAATCTCGATTTTCTGTTTTTGTTTTTCGGTTAATTCCATCACTGCTCCACTTTAAAACGGGAGAACATCATCGTCATTCGGATGCGCTTTTGGTGGTGGCTGAATCTCAACGATGTCGGTCACCTTCGCGTCTCCAAACATTTTGCCGTTGTGCTCTTTGCCGCCTAGTTTGCCTTTAATCTCAACGATTGCCCCAATTCTAGCGTGTTTCGCGAGCTCTCCGTCGATTGTGAGGATGGCAAAATTCTGCCCGAATTTGGTCAAGTCTAGGTCTATTCTCATCTTCGACAGCGAGCGTCCATCCTTGCTCCAAAACTCTTCCACTGATTTAACTTCGCCGCGTACTCGAATCATGTTTATTACTGATGTGTCTGTCATTTTTTGTCTCCTATCGTTTAATCGTTTAATCGATAACTTTTTAATCTGATATCTCTGTTACCGTTTTTAGGTACTCCTCCAACCGCGTTGTTAACTCCTTTGCAAATTCTTTTTGCACTTCGTGAAACGACGATTCTTCCTTGCTCATAATTTGTAAAAGCAAACGAATGCTCATAAAAAGCTCTATCAGGTCTTTACTCATTACCATTTCTATTCCCCTTTTTCATTTCGTCCAATCAACAGCAACTAAATCCGGTCCCCAGATGTCCGAAAAATTTAGGTCGGTTTTTGGTTTTTCTCGCAGCAGTTTTAGCGTTTCCCGAGCGATTACAACTAGGCGAATATCTTCTTTGTCAATCGCTTCGCTTAACAGGCTCTCTACCGCTTTTAGAATGTATTTTTCTTGGTGCCCTCGATAAGCCAAAATCTGAGCCGTTGCTTCTTCCTCAAACTTTCGTACTCCAAGCGTCCAAGCGTTTTTTTGCCGCAACGATTC